TTAAGGTTATTTCTATCCTTAATACTTTCAAGAGAAGTAACTAATAATTTTAATGTTGACACCTCGTGGAGTGACCCATCGGGCTTACCGCGTCCACGAGGTGTTCTTACACAATCATAAATGTAACAATCGGTCACCGTAACATCTCCATAGAAATAATTCTAGTTAGGCTTTCGCTAAAGTTCTGATCTGCTGAAATAATATACATCTTAGAACTATTGCGATCCTTAAATTCATCATACTTGCGGAACTCAACAATGTGTCCGCCAGTAGCAGCCCATACATTAACATTCATCCCGTCAGTTACTGGTCTGTTAGAAGTACGTATTTCATTAACAGATACAGGATGCGGTCTGTCTGACATTGTAGCACTATCTAGTTTACGCTGTAGCCACATAAAAAACTTATTCATTTACGATTCTCCTGTCCAATGCCCATTAGAATTAATAAAACATATAGTCCAGGCCATGCCCAACCGTTAAGATGTCCTAAGATATGTAGAATCATAAGAGTCACACCAGTGACTCCTAATGTACTAAGCCCTGAAGGGGCAGTTGGAAGTTTCATTTAGAGATCGCCTTCCTTACGGTTCTCACTATAGAAAGCATCAAAGTATCCACCTGGATATCTTGCTTCAAGTTTACGAACATTCTCAGCAATAACCTCGTTAGGATCAAGATGTAAAGCATTACAAGCGTTAATCCAGTACCACATAACATCGCCTAGTTCACGTTTCATGTGAAATAGTGTTTCTTCATTTAGTGGCTTACCTTGGAAAAAAATCTTCTTAGGAATTTCACAAAACTCACCGCATTCTGCTGCCATACCAATCGCTGAAGTAAGCAGCAACGGAACATTAACATCTGGATCATGGCTTTTAGTTTCAAGACTAAAGTTACCATCGACTTCGTCTAAGCGATTCATAAAGGTAGTAAGATCCTTACTTTCTTTACTAGTAACAGCTTCAACAAATTCTTTGTATCTGTTTAAATCAATATTGCTCATATTTCACCTGCTGTATAAGTGTCAGTGGGTTTCTTATCACTTGTCATCATTATACAGTCAGTGTCGACTCTACGCAAAGTAAAAATAGAGCCATCATCTTTTTCAAAATTAAATCCTCTAGTCCAACGTCCGTGTTCAATAAGAATCCATTCGCCGGGCTTAACATCTTCTTGTTTAGGACCAACAGCATAGACTCTAGCCCATCTAGGTTTAATACCATGCTGTTTCCCGTCGTCGTCTACAATAATAATACCACCGTGAGTTCGTTGTTCACCGAACTCCATGTCTTCAACAATTATATGATCAAGAATCGGTCTGATCGTTTTCATCTTTTGTCTTTACCTCTTTCTTAGTAGTTGTCTTTTTATTTGTAATCTGAGCAGGTTTAGATGCTTCTGGAGATTTTGGACGAACATATTGTTCATCTCGAACAGCATTAGGATTATTTTCGTAATACTCTGCCATAACATCTTCACGTTTCTTAACAATCTTACCACCTGGACCTAAAAGGTCACCTCTAGCATTCATTCTAGCATTACCTATAGCTGGTGCTAATTCGTGCTTTTGAGAAAGCAATTCCATGTCGACAATTTTACCCTGCATACTTCTATATGTTCTTTTAGCCATTTTAACTCCTATCTCAGAAATTCTCTGATATCTAGCTCGTATTTAATCGAATCGATCTTGTGGACACCGAGAAGATAGAGACAATAACTAGCAACGCTAGATCCTCTTCCTACTCCCCATAATATTTTATCTTCTCTCATTTTGTCAACCAGATACTTTAGGAACTTTAGAAGATCTAACATATTATGATTTTTAAATAATTCTAGTTCCTCATTAACTCTAGTTAATTCTATATCGTTTACACATAATGATTTAAGATAATCAACAATATTAAAATTTGTATATTCTTCGGGCATAAACCAGTTATTTTGATTAGTTAAATCAAAACTCTGTTGAGATTGATTATTTTCGAAGTAAATTTGTGGCAATGGCCAATCGGTTAATTTATTTTTATCAACAAATTCTATATAGGACATATATTCGAGATCATTCTCGTCTATTTTAGATAAAGCTATTTTTGATAAATTTCCTTTATAAATTTCTTTTATAAGATCTTGACTCGAAAATACAGGTTCACTTAGTTGGTTTAACTTCATCCTTACCACCTGTAATAATTTTAAATTTCTTTGCTTTTGGATCTAATGTTTCTGCTTCTTTAAGATCTTCCTCAAAATGCTCATTCCAGGAAAATTCTCCTTCATAAATCTTATCACCCTCAATTAACTCATCATAAGTTGCTGGATCTTGTCGAAGCCACCAAGGATAAAATTTAACATCTTCATTATCCCACCATTCCGCTTTTCCGGGCAACAATGTATGAACCTCAGGACCGTCATCATTAATAGTATAACGTACACCTTTTCCTAAAGCACTAGAAATTTTTACATATTCTATTACTAAATCCTCGCCAACAAGAACAACTAGTTTAGCATAGATAGCTGATCCTAATGTTTGATCGTTTAACATACCTGGTAATTCGATGTAATTATTTTCGAATTTGATTTTCTTTTCTTTAAAATCTTGATGTGTTATAATGATAGAGTTATTCATTAATACTTCAAAGAACATTCGAACCTTTTCAAAAGCAATATCATGTAGAACTGGATTAGCAGTTGAGGTATCGAATCCAATTTCGATATTGTAATGATTTATTAGGAACATATCTTCGACGTAAATAAGACAACTTACTTCGGTAGGCCAGGCGTGGGGAACAACTTCATTAGTCATACTTTAAATATAATATAAAGAATGGATTTAGTCAACTTTAATTAAATCGTTATACGGTGTATCATCGTCCTTGTGTTTAGATTTTTCAAGAACTCTTCTTTGTTGTTCCCATTTAAATCCATCGAGCATCATAGAAACTTGGTTAGCCGCACTTGGAGAAAGTCTTATAGCCTGAAAATATTTTCGTGTAAGTTCGTTAATTTTAGTTTCTAATTCTTGATCACTGAGATGAGTAATATCCGGCTGTAGAGGATGCATTAAGTGAATAATCCAACAAAGTCCCAATATATATGACTGCCGCCATCGACAGTCCAGAAGTCAAAAACAACTCTAGCAATAGTAGAAGAATTAGTTGCTCTTGGTACTCTTATAACCTTAGGATCAGAACTAAAAGAAGTGTAACCTCCAACAGCGAGCTGAGAATTAATTAAAGAAGAAGCAACAGGAATATAAGTGTTTCCGGATGGAGTGGTTACTTGAATAGTATCAAAACTAGATCCCTTTTGAAAAGTTACGGCCTGTGATGACCCAAATGTAACATATCTTGGAGAAACAGTATCTAAATTATGTAATTCTACTCTTACTTTTTGATATTTTTCTGAATCGGGGAAATCTGAGAAATTAAAAGTTAAATCACCAGAAATTTGAAATAGTTGATATGGTCCGTTTTTAAATTGAATTAATACAGTAGGGCCATTTACTGAACCACCAGTATAAACTTCTTCGGTATAATATACAGCATTGAAATTTAAAAGATTGTTTTTAGTAAAGTTGTTAGCTTCATTAAGTCTAGCACCATTTATCTGCAAGTCCTCAATTTCACTCTTTGCGGACTCGAAATTATTCCTAATTACGGAAAAATTATCTCTAAATCCCTGGCTATCATTGTCTCTACCAGCTATTGGATATGTTTCGTCGATACTTGTATATGAAATGTTACTAGCCATTTATAATCTCTCTTGCTGCAAATGCGATGTATTTATCGCCTACTTCACCCTTAACCGAGTCAATTATGACTCTATCAACGGTAAAGTCTATAGTTTTAAAATCTATACCCAAATTCTTAATATTATTAATAATTCTATCAGCATATCCGGGTAAGCAGTAGCATAGAATTACTGATTTTTGAAATCCTTGAGAAATTCCGCTGTATGTTTGTGGAGTTCTCATCCAAAGAGGAAGGAAGTTTCTCTCAGTATCTCCTATTTCTTGTATATTTTTTCTAATATTTGTAGTACTATTTCCGAATATATTAGTTTTGTTGCTATCACTGACATTTTGTCCACCAAAATCAGCAGTCATAACTTTGTCTTGTTTCCATATTCTACCTAAAATGTCTCTATCTGAGATGATTATGGTCCCAGCTGGCATAGAAGCTGCTAATGGTTTACTAATAGTGATAGTATTTGTATCTTTGTTTATATTAGTTATAATAGTACCTTTTCTAAAATATGAACCGTTCTGGGACATAATTATATCATTTATTTTCAAATCAATGACTGAATTTACACGAATAACTACACCAGCTGGAACAGATTCTTCGGTAACTAGTTCATTATAGTTGTCACTACCCCAGAGATCTCTTTGTGCTTGATTGGATGATACTAGTGAATTATGTCCGTGTCGTATATCTATAGTTTTAGGAATACTTCCAGTATTGTTTTCCATATTATCAAGAATCTCAACATAGACAGCTTCGTATATGACATTATTAGTTCCTGGAGTTTTAGCAATAGATTTCTTTATATTACCAAAACGATATCTCTTTTTAGAACTACGACCTAATGCTGCGGCATACTCAGCAGCATTTTTAGTTTCGATACCTGGATACATTAACATTTTTAATTCAGTTTGTACCCCAAATGATAAATCACTTGGACGATATATTAAGTTTCTTTCAAATATATCAGGGTTTGTAAAGAAATCAGTAAGTTCGAGTCTCTTTGAATTCTTTAGGAATGGTTTTACATAGATATTACTATAAAGTAAATCATTTGGTGTAGTTACACTGATAGTAAAGATTTTTGTAACTGCACTATATTGGAATTGATCTTGAGCTAATACAATAAATGTATAATCTCTGTCAACACTAGTATTGAAATTATCAAAAGAACAATCGTTATTATCAAATGTAGTTAAACCTGGAGAAGTTTCTGTAGCATATTGATTAACTTTACCTTGTATTGTTCCATCGTCTACTAGTGTTAGTCCAGGTGGAAGTCTACCACCAATTAACGTATAAGTTAATACAGCGTTTTTAACAGTTGTAGTAGCTACAACGGATAATTCACTAGTAAAATTCGCAGGAATTTCTCCAAGATCACCTGGAGTAATAAATCTAATAGTACTATCAACTTCGCCTATGATATCGATAGTGAATGTTTTAGCAGCACTAACTACGTAACTGAAGACAAATCTTTCACCTGCTGGAACATTTTTTAATAAAGGTGTATTTAGAGTAACAGTTTTTGTTCCAACATTAATTCCTGTTATAATTGTACCAGGTGTGATATATCCGCTGGCATTTGGAGCATTTACTAAACTGTCAACTCTTAAACTAAGAACAGAATCTAGTTTTAATGTGTAAGAACCTATAGAATTTACAGTAGAAGTAAATTTAGCAGTACCATAGATAGCATTTTCTGGATCATATCTAATTGCCCTAACAGTAAATTTATAACTCTTAGTTACTGCTGGCTGGTAAGGAACATCACCGTAAATCTCCCCGCTGATTTGATCTAGATTCATCCCTGGGGGAAGTTGACTAACAGTTCCGTCAATATTAACTGGGTCTAATACGTATCCAATAGTTCCTCTCAATGTTGAAGAGTCAAAAGTGTCTAGGTACGTTGTAATATAATTGTTTGCTCTTCTTCTGCCTAAGTAAGCAGGAGTTAACCATATTGGTTTACGTATTGGTGTTACGTCTGATGTATATGTATTGTTACCTACTTCGAGGAGTGTAGTATCAGCACGGAAGAAGTCATCACCAATCACATAGATACGGAATCTTCTATCACTATAGTTTAATCCATCTGATACTCTTACAATAAATTGGTAATATCTGTTTAATTTTCTCGGTATTCTAGTTGTGTCACTGTAATCAAATGTTAGATTATCAAATAAGAAACTATCAAAACCGTTATATGGTCGTACACCATAATCATAACCGAACTTATCATATAAGTTCATGTCATAATTTCCGTTAATATCACCTTGTTCTTTTGATAATAACGCTTCTGTAAATCCGGATATAATACCATCAGCAGACAGAGTAAGTCCTGGAGGTAATTCTCCCCCTCTAGGTGGAATATAATATGATATTTTTTGTCCTGTTGGAAGATCGTTGTCAATTGCGCTCAGTTGGTAATTAACATAATCATTGTCTAATACATATAAATTAGTGTGTGTATATGTTTTAGAGAAAGTTAAAGTTCTACCAAACGGAATAGTAGATACAATTGGTTTATCTAATGTTAATAATTTAGCAGTAGGATTTATAGATATTACTTTTGTTCCAGTAGTAATAGCATTAGAATATGTAGATGGTGGAATAACAATACTATATTTTTCTATTCTACTAACAGAAGTCATCTTAATAACAGTATCACCGGCGTTAGCATTTATATCTAAAACTTTATTAATAGATTCAGTACGTTCGCCCGAAGCACCTAAGGCTAAATCACCAGCCGGTGTGACCCAAACTGGAGCATCTGCACCTTCTACGGTAATAGAATATGTTCTATCAGATAAACCGTCTACATTGTTTGCTCTTATTACAAATCTAAATGTTTTTAAGTTAGCAACTTCATATGGAGTACCTACAATTTTTAAACCTTCAATTCTTAAACCAGGAGGTAATTGACCTGAAATAACTTCTAATGTTATTTCTCCTGGGAATTTAAGATTAGAGTTTGGTAATAATGGTTCTTGCCAATATGTTGGACCAATAATATAAGGATATCTTGGTAAATTTAGATCATCCGGATCTACGGTAACAAAGTAAGCATATGTACCACCTGGATATTCGGGAGTTTTACAATCTCTTCCATTAAATTGATCTAAATCACCTAATCCAGCAACATATTCATAATCTTCAATATATGTTCCATCTGGTATAGTTCCGTTAGCTCTTTGTACTTCTGTTAAACGGTAACTAGTCCTCATAACTTTGACGCCACTATTTGGATTACTTGGGTTGACGTAACCATAAGGACCGTAAATTGGATTACCGTCAAATGCGTATCCAATTAATGGACTATGTTTAGTATCATCTTTATCATATAATAATCTTGGATCAGTATGATAATAAAATTTTCTATCAGATTGTATTACACCTGAGCCGTCAGCAAAAGGACCCCATGGATCTGTGCTATCATCTTGATATGATTGTATAGGATAAAGAGCGTCGTTCTCTGTATAATATTCACCATTGATACTGGCAATTCTTCCTGAGTTAGGACTTCTAAAAGGTACACCGTCAATAGCAACACCAAAGAACCCGTCTGTTTTTGTATTAGTATTTTTTCTTTCAACAGGCAAATAATCACCGTCAACTGTGTAGCCATCTCTCGGAAATTTAAAAACATAATTTTGGGCTACTGGTTGAAATCTATTAAACCTATCAGGTTGCCCTAACCATTCTGTTTGAGCTAAACCGTTACTTTTAACCCAGAAGAATCCAGGCTCTCCGTAGTTAGGTAATATTGTCGAATCTACAGAATTTTCAAATTGTTGGGTTTCAACAGTACTTCTATCTTCTGTATCAAAAACAAGTATGTTTAAAGATACCTGTGTTCTTTCAGAAAATGTTCCTAAATTGCTATTTGATGGATAAGTCCAACTAGGTATTGCCATATGTTTAAGTTCCTATGCAATATTTATCGCAAAAGGAGTTATATAAAAGTACCGAGATCCATACCTAATTGGTTAGGAGAACTAAATGACCCCATATCGATGTCAGTTATTGCTAGAAAATATTGTATAGGACTAGTTAGTTGGAAGTTTATACTGCCAAAATCAAAACTTATAGCATCGTTTATATTTCTAACATCTAAACCATAAACAGTTCCAACTAAATTACCATTAAAAGTTCCATAAAAATTACTAGCAGTTATAATAGTTCCGGTACCACCAATGATATTATTTTCATTAAGATCTAAGTCACCACCTAATTGTGGAGAAAGATCATTAATTAATTGATCAGTACTACCTGTAATAGTTAAAGTATTTCCAACGATTGATGTAGAAATACCATTAGCACCTAATATGTTAACGGCTTGTGAAGTAGATGATGCTGTTAAATTACCTGTATTAGCGTTAAATGTAACAAATTTATTGGCAACATTATTAATAGTAACTTCGTTGACACCTTGTGTAATAGTGATTCCTGGTCCTGCTATTAAAGTCTTTAGTCGAAGGTCAACACCGATCTTTTCTTTGTATAACCCTATACCGGTTCCAACATTATGAATCGTGTTTGCTTGGCCTCCCTGTAGATCGAGCTCGTCAAAATTAGCATTTATTTTCAAAAATGCTGTACGAAGATCATCTCCAGTGCCATCATTTACATATTGACCGACATTAATAGTTTGTAAAGCCATAAATTTATTCCTCAGTAGTATTTATCGTTATGGTTAGTGTTTACCAACCATAACTTCAATTAATCCTATATGGTCTGAATCATAATTCTGTAGAGCTTTACCGATAATGCTACCTGGTTTTGGATCATTAGATGCCATAGCAACCCCTGGAACAACACCGACTACCATTAGATCTCCCTTTTCTACCTTACCAACAACTTTACATGGTACACGACCTTGTAATGCTACTAGATTTTTTAGTCCAGGGCATTCTTTAAACATTGAGAATGCAGCGTTATCGCTAACTACGCCTGCTACCTTAGTAGTTTTCAGACCGCTAGCAATTGTAACATCAAACTCACCACCGATCATTAGAACAGTACCAACATCGTAAATTTTATCACCTTGGTAGTATTCTGCAATATCAGCAGTATATGTTGATTCTAATGTACTTGATCCTAGTAGTGTCCAAGTACCGTTTATGCCCCAGTTACCATTAGCAGTCCAACTACCGTTTATTGTACTTGTAGTAGTTGAAACAGTACCTAATGTTAGATTACCAGTTAGTGACCATGTACCAGTATTAGTCCAAGTGCCGCCGTTAGTATTCCAAGATCCGTAAGTATTACCATTAACTACAGCACTTACAGTTCTTGCTGATATAGCAACAGTATCCTGTGGAGTACGAATTTCTAAGAACGGTGTAGCATCAGCACTTTGATTAAATGCTCTATTACCTTTAATGTTAAATTGTGTTGAAGCATTAATAATAGAAGCAGTAAAGCCACCGTCTGTAACACTTCTTAAAACAATAGTACCTTTATCAGTTGCGGTACTTTCAGTATAGGCACTTTGATAAGGAACAATACTAAATGCTCCAGCGCCTGTTCTTACAAGAGCGCCATTTTGTGTCCATATAGAATCAGTTTTATAAAGGGCGCCACCATCTTGTACAACTGTAGCAAATGTAACTTCTCCAGGCGTAGCAGTAGAAGCACTACTATTACCTATAACAGTCTTAGTAGACATTTGAGGTAACATACTTAATGTAAGACCGTTACCCTTTAGTGTAACATAACCACTATTTACAGTAAACGCACTAGTATCAAAAGAAGCAAGACCACTTGCTGCTTGTATTTGAGCAGCAGTTCCTGTTGGAGCCCCTGATCTTGCTGAAGCAAGAGTCATATTTAATTTACTTTGATCAATAGCAGCAGAAGCATTAATATCTGAGTTAATAATTACACCAGGTTGTATTGCTGAAGTAAGTGTATTAGTTGCTAATGTAAAGAGAACATCACCTGTTTGTGCTCCCCAAGTAAAGTTTGTACCATTGAATACAAACAATGAGTTATTTGTAATACTAGTAATTGGATTTGGAAGACTTACTCCTCCAAGTTCTCTTAACTCATTTTGAGCCGAAGTTAAGGTATCAACATAAAGTTTAGTAGCAGCGTCATAGTTATTAGTTGGTGTAGCAAGATTAATAATCTTGTTGTCGTTCATATCAAGAGCGCCAGCGTAGAAAATAAGGCTACTAATTGTTCCTGCGGTCGGAGTTGTTCCTCCTGTAGCAGTAAAAGTAACTGATGTAGTACCAACTACAGTTACAACGTAGACTCCGCTTGCGCCTAAGCTACCAGTTCCGTTAGTAGCAAGAATTTGATATCCTGCTGAAATACCAGTAGTAGATGATAGTCCAGTTATTGAAGCAGTCCAAGGTCCTGAGCCAGTAATTGATCCAACAGTACCACTAGCTAGAGTAGTTTTTGATAGCATTTTAAATGATTCAACATCTATTCTACTAGTTCCACCTTGTCTTCTTAAGAAATAATCAACATAAGTCTTAGTAGTAGCATCACTACCGGTTGTTGGATCTAGAAGATTTGTAATCTTAAAGCTACCCATATTCATATTAGCCTTCATAGACAACTGTCCATCTAAGCTCATGAACCCTGAGTTAACACCGGGTATTAATCTACCTGTTGCTGGATTAATTGCTGCGCCATTATGTGTTATACCTAAACGACGATCAATATATGTACGTACAGCTTGTTCGGTTGGAACAGTGTCTGTTGCGTTATCAAACATTGAATCATCAACGGAGAACTCAGCAATAGCAACACCTCTTCTAAATCCTAAACCGTCTAAGTTAGAGATAGCAATAGAACTAGAGAATGTAACAGTACCTGTACCTTGGTCAACTTTGAAGAAGTCACCAACTTTAAAGTTACCATCCTGATCAGATGTTACGTAGAACACACGACCTTTGCCGAGTTCAAGAATTTCAGCAGCCTGGTCTGGATCTCTATCTGGTCTACCAAAGATAACATTTGGGAAGTTAGTTTGTGCGTAACTACCAGTACCAACTTCAAGCATATCGTGTCCAGTAACACGTACAGTTGAAATTTGAATAGTAACATTACCTGGACTATCTGCTGGAAGAACACCCTTCAAGTTTGGATTGTTGTCCCATCCACCTTCTAACAGGCCTACTGGCTCAGCAAGTCCAGCACCGGTCTTATTATCAATTTCTATAACAGCATAAGGAGTTCCGTTATTTGTACTAGAAATATATTTTGTAAGTTGGTGGACTTTACCTCTCCAACCTGTTAACATAGTAAAGCCGGAGTTAACACCGTAAGCTATTCTTTCTCCATCGTAAACAGAAAGATCTCTAATAGCAAACTTATAACTTCCAGTAACACCCCAATAGAATCCTAGTGGGTCAGTAGTACCGTACATTGGTGTAATGGTTACGGTCATTGATCCTGTAGCAGCCGATAAGTCAACAGCAGTACCACCTGGAGTTAAACTTACTTTAAATTGTGTGGCACTAAATCCAGATAGTACAAAATATGTAGTATATGGTTTAATTCCGCCAAAAGTTGTACCGCTAAATCTAACAGTAGCACCGGTGTATAATATTGATGTGTTTGATACAGTTACGAAATCTGTTGAAGTTGTAACAGTAGCGTTAAGAGTTGTAAGAGTATAATCTGTTAAACTTTTAACAGACCCAGCAATACCGCCCACTCTTGTATCAGAAATTGTAAATCGGAATTCTGAAATGATACTCTTTACATAATATGTTGTTCCAGCCACAACACCGCCAGCAGTACCATTGAATTTAATAGCATCATTAGCAGAAATTGAACTTGTACTGAAGCAGTTAAATTGATTTGTTGAAGAAAATGCTCTATCAATACTTACTGTAAATGGTTGTGCTGCCTGATCAACTGAATCAAAATAAGTAGTCATTGTAACAGCACGGAATGTTTCTTTTAATTGTGTCTCACATTCACCGTTAGCAGCACCCCAAGTTACAGTTCCTTCTGAAAAAATATCTGTAGGAACAGTACTAAAAACAGTAAAATTATTACCATCTACAATACTTTGAACTTGATAATATCCTCTACTTGGATTACCATTAGTACCTCCTAGGAACACTAAGTATACTTCAATCGTTGCTGGAAGAGCAGGTATAGTTAATCCATGTGATGCTGATGTAATTGTTACTAAATTTCCTAATCCCGCCGGTGACCAAGTAAATGTACCAACTTCTGCGGAAACATTGCTAATAGCAATAACACGATTAATATAAGCCGGTGACTCATCAAATACGAGAGCAGTAGATGGACGAGTAGCAGTTTCTCTATTAATATCGTATATGAATAGTGATGAGTTTTGTCTCATATTAACTTTCATTCCGTCGGGTACTGCGGCTTGAACACCAGTTGAACCTGATCCAAGTCCTCCAGTTGCTAAGTTTAATCTGTAAAGTTTTGTAGAGATAGGAACTGGCAAATCTGTAGGTGATAAAATCTCTTGAGCATTATTAACAAGATAACGAATAATTTCTCTGTTTGGAGAATTACCAAACACAATTTCAATCTCACTACTATTAGCAAGTTGATATTCTGTTGTTAATTCATGTACATATAAGAAATTATCATTTTCTCTATTATAGTAATCGTTGATTGGTGCTCCTTCAGGTATAGTACCTGAATAAGTGAATGTTTGAATTACACCTCCGCTAATTGTACTAACAGTAACAGTTAAATCATTAACGCCGGATATACCTCCAAATAGTCCACCTAAGAATTGTATTTTACTACCAACAGCGTAATTTATACCACCTGAAACGAGAGTAACGGTGTAACTTGTTGTATCAACTCTAATATTAAATGTAGCACCGCTACCTGTTAATAGGATAGTATCTCCACCGAGAGCATAATAATAATCGTATGGTGAGTAAACTGTACCACCGATGACCATATCTTCTAATAGATAAACGTCATCTGGAATTTCTAATGGGAACGATCCCTTAGCAACAAGACCGAAGGCACCGTGAGCAGTTGAACCACCAACAGAACGAATTTGTCCACCAGTATCGGCGAAATAAGAAATTTGATTATAATATGTAAACACACCAACTGCTTCTAGAAGACCACCGTTAATAGCACAAAGTCCGTATCCTAGATCGTTTAATTGAGTATAGTCGTTACATAACATTGAGTTATTACCAGCAGATAGAAATTCTATGCTAGTACTTGGCATGAATAGTCTTGTAGAATCTTCTATAAGAGTATATTCAGGGTCATCTGGAGTTAGTGAACTTACATGAACTCTTGCTTGTCCGGTTTCTGCGTCATATTCTGTAATAAGATCAACTTGGAATCTCACGCCGTTAACATAAAAAGCACAAGGTAGATTAGGTAATCTAACGTCTAATCCGTCGATTAAAAATTCAGTTTCATTTACTCTCGAAGTAATGTTTGCTGTTAAGTTGCCGGCAAAAGCATCAACAAGGAAGCCACCTGCAAATATTCTTGCATTTATACTTCTTGAGAAAGAAGAAGAAGTTTGTACATACGGTGATTTGGTGAGTATTTGACCAAGTGGATCGAGTACACACATAAATCCACCGTGTTCTTGACATGATAGCTGACGAATAATAGTAGCATTATTCATCAAGAATACATCAAGTTCGTTATTTTGTTTTGAAGGATTAATACTACTATCTCTAGTTATGATATTAATCATAAAATCTACAAGTTGTTCGATAACTGATTCGGCTTCTGCCTCAGATACTTGACTCATACTTGTATTTTGAGGTAAAGCAGAAGGATATCTATTTTGATATGAAGGTTGCGGAGGAGCCTTGAGAATAACTCTTCTAGCAATGTAACTTAATCTTTCAAGTCCAGCTACAGTTTTATCTAGTTGACCTTCTTCATTATAAAATGGATCACTTGGATCGAGAGTAGGATCTTGAATTACTAAAAGAGCACTAGCACTTTCAAAGAAAGCATTTGCGGCTTCTAATGATTTATAATATTCGCCGTATACTAGGTCATAACCTATAGCATCAATTAATAATCCAGTATCTCTACGGCAAAGAGATTCGTCGTATATAAAATAATTTTCATTAAGATATGTAATAATCTGATCTTGAATACTAGTATTGTTAGTATTCATAAGATTGAGATTATCTAAAACCTCAGTAGAGATTGATGATGTTCCTGGGTAAATTCTAGTAGTTAGTAACCCATCATATGAAATTGTATATCTTATAAGTTCTACAAGGTCGGAAGCATATGTGCCTGCTGCTGTACTCCCTGGCTGACCACCAGCAGTACGTGAAATAATATTTTGATAATTTGTAAATGCTCCATTAGTAGCAATAGCATAAATTCTTTCTTTTAATCTTTGATACGCTTCTAATGTAGGCGCCTTCTCATTAGCATTTATGATAAAAGAACTTGAAATATAATATGCCGAAGCAGCATCAACTGTTTGCCAATTACCGCCGTAGGTTAAGTCATAAATTACAGCTTCAATAATGTATCGGACGTCTCTTCTGCATTTTTCTAAATCAAGTTCTAATCCAAACCAAATACTTGAAGGAGTTCCTTTGTTTGCTTCGATTTGTTGACTAATATAAGCACTAATTTCAGCAGCTAAAAATTCTTTATTATTAGAAATTAATGTTTTAGCATTAGCAAATCCGTCGTCGATACTAGTGGGGTTAGGAACAGTAAGAACAGGAATATTACTTAAACCACCATCAATAATACTTTTCATTAGATCGATATTATTACTGATTCTTTGTTCTGATGTACTTCCAGAAACAAGAGCAATAAGAATAATTTTAAGTTGATCTAAAGAATCTAATGTAGCAATCTTATCATTACCTAAGACAGCGGCAGCTTGTGTACCACGATAATAAGAACGAGCCGCAGCAATTGACGCAAAATTACTTCCGAACGCCATATCATATGCTAAAGCAGTAATAATTAATCCAGTATCTCTTTTACATTTGTCTTCGTTATAATCTAATCCACTTTTTCCGTTAATTTCAACAGTATTAATGTATCCAATTATCTCTTCAACAATAAAGTCTCTATTCTGTAATAGAATATATGAAGCATTTATAAGATTGCCTGGATTATCAAATGTACCAGAATATAATTTACTATTTGGACTAGTTAGATAATGGTAACCATATAGCTGACTTGTTACTTCTAAACTAGTATCAAATAAAGGATCTCTACGGAAATAAGTATCGATTGCCCAACTAGCTGATCTTCCTGGTCTTGGACGAACAATAGTTCTTCTAAGTTCGTCACCAATAATTGAAACATTTTCAGGAATACGTATTGGATAATGTTCGTAATAGTTTCCAGATTCTATATAAATCGATATGTTTAAATCTCTTGTAGGATTACCATATTCTAAAGATTCTCCTACAATAAAAGGATCAACTTCTGGATCGGTTAGATATATAACTCTATAGTTTTCATAATTCTCAGCCTCATTTAAGTTTAATAATTCTTCGATTTTAACTATAGCTTTACTTACTTTACCTTTAATAACTTGGCCAGGGCGTATATCATCGCCGTCTCTTGGATCCGTCTGTGATCCATCGTTAGAAATTGATAATACAAAATAATCATCTAAAGGTACAATATCTACTACGGTAGATTGTGACAATCCGTTATCATATGTAATATCTTTAACAGTAACACCTATAGTATATGGAGAGTTGTTTATTAATCTTTCAGCATAGCGACATGCTGCACTTATTGTCTTAAATGCGTAAGCATATGAACGTCCTTTTAATGTATCATCAACATCAAAAAGAGTATCGTTACCTTGAGTACTAACAAATAGGTTAATTTGACTAGCATAATTAGAAAAATCAATATATTCTTTAGTAGCAGCAGTTAATGGGTTGTCATTTGTTTGTATACTTCTAGCAAGTAGTAATGGACCAGTCATTTGGTTAGTAATACCACCTGCTTTTAAAACAGATTCGTTTGCTCTGGCTACTTGTGTTCCAACTGCTCCAGCAGGAACACTTAACGGACCAGTCATTGTATCACCGGCAATGTTTACGTAAGTAGCATCAGCGTACCCTTTATTAACAGCAAATGAATCTAAATCAGACAAGTTAAATTGATTAGCAACAAATTGATTAGGGTCGCCGAGATTTACGATATTAAGACCTCTAGCATCTAATGTATTAATTAAGTATGGATTAGCATCAGAACCGAGAGCTGATGTTATTGATTTAATTGTTATTACCGATGCACTAGTATTAATGACCTGAATTCCGCCTTCACCTACTAATTCTTTAGCAAGATATTTCGGATTATTAATGTCATCATTCATTATTAGAATAGTATTGGGAGGAGTTTCGTCTGGACCCTCTGATAAAGCAGTTATGGAAATACCATCACCTTTACCAAACGCAGAATATAGTTCGTTGAAGTTTTCGTTTACTTTATTAAATGCTTCTCTAATAGGATCGCCCGAAGCATCATTACCCTCAACACCTATGTTAATAACCTTTTTAACCATTGTGGCTCCAATCAAATACCTAGTTCATAGTGGTTTAGTATATTTATTAATATGCAGTTATCGTATTTACCTTAATAAATATTCCTACCGAAGGAGATACACATGTTTGGATGGTTAAAGAGTTTATTTGGATCAGCAGAAGTAATTACACCGCCTGCTCAGCCTGTAAAGGCTCCAAAAGTAAAGAAAGAGATAAAAAAGCCAGCTGTTAAGGCTGCTAAGACAAAAGTTTCAAAGAAGAAAGAAGCAGTAGTTGAAGTAGTTACACCACCAGCTGATTCTGCTCCAGTAGTAGTTCCTGCTCCAAAGAAGAAGGGCGGACGTCCGAAGAAGACTGTCTAATAGCTTGTTCGTATAACGCAAAACTTGCCAAATTCTTAGCTTTACTTTCGCAACAGATATCAAAATTATCCCAGAATCCTAAAGCCCACTCATTGACTGCGCTATTCCAGTAGTAGTCAGAGTGGGCTCGTAGTTTTTGCTTTTTATGACCTGTTTTGAGCAGATGATCTAAGTCAAGTAACATATCATTATTGCGTACAATAGTTTCGTGTAAATGCTCTTCACGGCTTACAGAATAATGCATAACAGGACGAACACCTCGCCAAGAATCAATGACACGTTTAACACGATCATCGTTAGGATTAATATACTCGCCGCAGTTGACCCAATGGTGATGGATGTCCATTACAATAGCGCAATGGTTCTCTAGTTCTAAAACGTCATCTAGACCGTAGGAAATTTCCTCATTCTCTATAGTAATAAGGTTGCGAGCTTCAGGACTAAGAAGGGGGAGAGCAGCAACAATGCCAGCGGCACCACGCCTGCCAGCAATATGTACATTAATTTTGAAACCTTCATCGTGAAAGTATTTACCGTAGCCCATCCAGCGAGCCATATCTGCATGATACTCAAATTCTTCTATTGAGCGCCTGACAACATCATTGCTGCTACTTGCCAAAACACAAAATTGACCTGGATGAAAACTAAGACGAACGCCAAGCCGACGAGCTTCCATGCCCACTTCGGCAAAAGCTCTTTCCGCGTAAGACCTAATATCGCTCTGCTGCCAAAAATAACTAAAACTAGGCTCAGTATAGACAGGGAGGATGTCGCTAGATATCCGTACCATACGCAACTGTTCATTTAATGCCCCCACCTGTCGAACCAGTAATTTAACTGATTCAATGTTATGAACCATTAGGTCCCATAATTTTTGTTCTGCTATTTGTTGTGTTTGCCTCTTAAGCCAAGCCACTGTGGTTGTGCAAGTGTTGAGTTCGGGAACTGAAACAATGCCTTTTTTGGAGTCGTGAGTTACGTATTTGCAGCAAAAGCCTATCTTGTTTGTCATATTTATAGTATAGTTGCTTTTGTGGATAGTGTCAACTATTGCCAATTTTTTATGACCCAAGGATCTTGAACATCGTGCGGATTCGGTTCGCCGTGAAAGACAGCAATACATCCGTCACTACTTAAAGTAGGATCTTTAATATTAATAAAATTACGTTTACCTTTTACTACCTTAATATCATCTCTATTTCTCATTTCCCATTTATAACTTTGTATCCAATTATCGGGCCATGTTCTTGCTTGAGTTTGTAAAATTTTATAAAGATAATCTTGATCTCCAAAATTCTTAGTTGTTATACTTTTATGATCCTTAACAAAATCATCCCAAATCCAATAATAGTTTTCAGCAGTAAATCTAAAAACACTACTATTAAATTTTTGCCAATTTGGATTCATTGCTCTTGTAAAGTCTCTAATGATCATAAAATCGCCAGTTGAGCAGTTCCAAAGTTTATCAATGTTATCATAGATTATTAAATCTAAATCTAAAAAGAGAACTTGTCCAGAAAAGTTATTTTCTCTAGCAAATACCCAAGGTTTCATCCACCATCCCTGTAACGGAAGATTTGGTAAAGGTTTATGAATTATTTCTGGACTAAGGCCTTGTATATTATCAGTTAAACAAAAAAAATTAAATGGAACATTACTGTGTCTCTTACACATTTTGTATAGAACATTAACATAGTGTGGTGAATATTTTTCACCCCACTTTAAACAAACAATATTTTTTTTCATTTTTCTCAGATGTTTTTTGCTAATGTGTCTATCTGCCTTAAGTTTATTAATATCTCTTTAGCATCGTGAAGTTTAATCATGTTCGCACCGTCACTAGGAGCACGATCTGGATCTTCATGCATTTCCATGAAAATACCAGCAACACCTATAGCACAAGCAGCCTTAGCAAGCGGCCAAACCATTTCACGATCACCGCCACTGCTAATGCCATTTACTCCAGGATGTTGAACAGAATGTGTAGCATCAAATATAACAGGATATCCAGTTTTCTTCATAACTTCAAGTCCGCGGAAGTCTACAACTAAATTGTTATAACCAAAAGTTGTTCCACGTTCACAAAGCATAACATTATCGTTTCCGGTATGTGTTATTTTGTTTACAACATTAGTCATTGAATGAGGATCTAAAAATTGTCCTTTTTTAACATTAACAGGTAATCCAGTGTGACCAGCAGCAAGTAATAAATCTGTCTGACGACATAAAAAAGCAGGTATTTGAATTACATCAACTACATGCTTAACATGCTCAATTTGCCAAACTTCGTGAACATCTGTAAGAACAGGTAAGTCGTATTCATCTTTAATCTCTTTCAAGATTCTTAGACCTTCTTCTATTCCTACGCCTCTTCCTGCATTTAAACTACTTCTATTTGCTTTATCAAAACTACTCTTGTAAATGAGTTTAATATCTAACTCTTTACATATTTCCTTGATAGCAGCCGCAGTATAATGAGCATGATCCCTACCTTCAATTTGGCAGGGACCAGCTATTAAGACAAATGGTAATTTATTATCTATTAATGTTCCGTGAATATTAATCAAATTCGTTATCCTCTCTATGTCCAACACGCATTGCCATGTTAGAATCAGTTTCACGAACTTCTACTCTACAACACCAAATACGCTTTGCTTCTTCAGCACCGTAGTTTGGCAAGAAGATAGTATTCACGTATTCGTATAAAAAGTCCGCTAGACCTTCACATCCAGTTTTAGATACCTCAGTGATTTTTGCGAGCCCTAGCGTACCGAGTCGCAACAGTTCATCACGTTGTGGGTCATCTTCAGCAACTAATAGCGTATGGTCAAACCAATCCTCAAGTAATACTTTTAGTGGTTTCAGACCGCCAAAGTCCATGCACCAGTTGCGAGCGTCTAGCGTATCGCACTCAAATTCAAAATGAAAACTTAGTGCGTACCCGTGTATTAGACGACAGTGGCTGTCAGCCCTCCATTGACGATATGCTACTGGTCCTATTTGTCTATAAGTTTTTGTTGAAATATATTTTGTCATCTCTTGCTCCAAAGATAAGTTTGATGACATGCAGAGTATTTTAAGAGGGATGAATGCCTAAGTCCTCTAATAGTATTTACAAAATAACATAGCACTTAATGAAAATCAAGTAAATAATTTATGGAAGATGATTGGTATAATTATCCTAAAAGTAAAATGGGACCCGGTGTTCCATTAACAAGTGATAATGTTAGAAAGGAACGCTTAGATATTTGTAGTAAGTGTGAATTTTTAGATATATCAAAATATTGTAAAGTATGCGGTTGCTTTTTACCAGCAAAAACATATTTTAAAAACTTTAGTTGTCCAATAGAAAAGTGGTTTGAAGAAAATGAATGATTGGGATTATGAGCAAAGTTGGGTAGCACCACATATTAAAAAATATATTGCCACTCATATGATACATACAGCACGTATACAAACTTGCGAAAAATGTGATCGTATGAATAAACTTAAAATATGTACAGAATGTGGTTGTTTTTTGCCGGCTAAAACCTTACTCAAATCAGAACAATGTCCTCTTGGAAAATGGGGGCCCGAAGAGTAATTTCTTAATACGATAAATATGCTTAGTTCGACCAAGGATCCTAAGTATGGCAAATACTCCAGTATGGCATAATATATTTCGCAATATAGTTTTAAAGCCAGATAATATCACATTTGAGGCTGAAAGTTATAAAGATACTCTTAATATACTTCGTGGGCCAGGAGTTGCTTGGCAAGGATCCTCAGACACTGATATTTTAGGAGCATCTGGATCTGATCAATTTATGATCAATGTTGATTATGATATTTCTGTTCCTGTTTCTACAACAGACATTACTTTGGAAGATGTAAACGGTAATACAAGTAGTGTTACATTTACAGCTGGTCGTGGTGTAGAAATTGTTCGTAATAGTGCTCAAGAATTAGAATGGAGATCATATTCTGTAACTGAGACTGATACACTTCAAACAGTAACTGAACGTAACAATATTACAAATAATAAGATATTTGTCAATGATATTGAAGTTGGAACGATTAGTTCTAGTTTTTCAGAAGATGGTTTTCCAAGTTACGATGCTGGACATGACCTAGTAGGTGACGGAACATTAGATAATCCTTTAAAATTTAGTCCTTTATATAAAGACTCGCTTATTGCTAATAGTTCTGATCAATTTGAATTTACTGCGGTAGGTCCTGGAATATTAGCATATTCTGCTAATTATGTTTTAGATACAGGTGCTGCTACAGCATCGGTTAAATTAGAAAGAGAAGATCCAGGAAGTCCAGGAACTTGGGTAACTATAGATATTATATCAGGTACAACATTAGGCTATTCTTATGCGATTCAAGGAACATATAGCGAACTTTATAGTGGTAATGTAAATTATAGATTGACTTATACATGGACAGTTAATTCGGGTGTAATAACTTGGTATGTTCAGAATACATTTGAAGGTGGTGCTACTACACCAATTACTAATCCCCAAATTAAAACAAATACAACTACTAAAACAGTAGATATTAATGACCTTCAATTCTTCCAAAATAATATTAGAACAACTGTTTCTAATACAGACATTGTCCTTGATCCTGCTGGTGCTGGAATAGTTCGTGTATTAGGAGATATTGAAGCACAAAACATTTATGTTGATGGAAACATTACAATAGGTGACGGTATTGGTACAGACGTTCTTACAATTAACTCTCAGTTTACAGCAGGTACACAATTAAAAACGACACAGTCAAATGGTAATACATTAAACATATCTGCT